CGGCTTTGCTTTCTCTAGGATCAGCGGTAAAAGATTCCGATATATCAAAATCAACGCTCTTTAAAAGTTCATCTATTTTCTGGATACCGGAAACTATGCCCTGAATAATATCGCCTAAAATCCCCCATTGGTCGAGAACCTGATCAATATTCATTTTGTCCCCGGAGAAGATCGCTACAAATAGATCTTTCAATTGGATCACAATTTCCACTATCCCTTTCAACACAGCGCCTAAAATTCCGAACTCTTCAACTATTTCGGAAAAGCTCAATGTTTTTAGTGTGATAAAAAAATCTTTAATATCGCCGAAAAAGCTCATTATTTTCTGCATCGGTCCGGTTTCCATGAGAACACCAAAAAGAGATTTACCGCCTTTTGAGTAAACATATAAATCTTCGATCAGGGCAATAAGCAGGATTATCCCGGCGGTTATTAAACCAATAGGGGAGGCGAATAATACAGCGTTCAGGACTCCAAAAGCAATGGCGGCGTATTTAATTGCACGTTCCCATCCGACTGTACTTCTGACTAAATTGTCTATGAGCCGGGCGACTCTTGCAATTGCTGTTAAAAATAATTTAACGTAGGTAAGGCCTTTTTGGAAACCTTTAATAATCCCCTTTTCATTTACTTTTATGAAATTAGAAAACTGTCTTGTGAGTTGTTTAATCTGTGGGGAGATCGCTACGGTTATTTGTGCTTTAATATATTTAAAGGCTTTACCGAGTAGATCAACACTGGATTTAGTGGCGTTTAATGTCTCAATGGCTTTCGGGGATATAATAAATGATCGGGAGGCCATAGCGTCGAATTGGTCTCTTGAAAGGGCTAATGTCTGAATCATCCCGGCTCCGACTCCCATCATGCCGAGAACATTTTTCCTTTGCTCATCGGATAAACCTTTTGTTTTCGTCCGTAATTCTTCGAGAATTTCAAAGGGGTCTTGCATGGGGTCAATACCTAAAAGCTGGTACCCTGAAATATTACCTTGGCCTAGTCTTATTTTCGCTTGATTGTCAGATATGGATTTAATTGCACTTGTTACGGATTCAGCCGATTGATTCGTTTGTAATGCTACCGCTTGCCATTTTTGGAGTTCTTGTGCAGAAGCTCCGGTTTCTGTTTCAAATTGCTTAAGGGCTACTGCTGATTTAAAGGCATCGGAAGAGATTTTTATAAGAGCGGCAGACATTCCAGCGGCGGCGAGAGTTGCAGCGGTCATACCTAGCTTAACCCCGTTCATCGTTCTTTGAAAACTTTTAGCTTTTGCTTCGTCAGTCTTTAGCCCTATCCGGGCGAATAGTTCAGCTACGGTCATATAACAAGTATACTATAACATTTCAGATAAAAAAAGCCCCCATTATGAGGGCTCATTTAATTTGTATTCGGTCAATTCATAATCATAAAGAAATTTCTCGTAATCTAAAATGCTGAAAATGTCGTTGACCAGGGCATTTCGAACTTTGCCGGGATCACCTGAATAGTATCCTTGTTTTGCGATTTTCAAGCATACCATTTCTTCAAAATCTGCCGTTACTTTGATTTCAGGAATTTTCCTGTTATTTCTGGCAGTTTTGAGAACAGTGAACCGGCTAGCCCGAAAAAAGGGGTCAAGTTTGTTTTGATCACTTCAAACATAATCGGATAGTAATATTTCCGATTATCCTCTGATTCAAAGAAATCCGGATTGATTTTATCTTTTCCGATCAATGCGGATTTACAACATTCAAAAAGAATTGTTTGAACTTCTTCATTTGTCGCTAGACTTAAGATCGGGTCAATGATCCAGCCTATGTCCCCGAGTTCCATTTTTTCAATGTTCTCGGCTCCGAGATCGATTGAGGATAAATCAAATTTTATCCCGTCCCCTTTTATTGCGTTTGCAATGGCTCTTTGTAGTCTCATTGTTAGCGCAAAAGAAGAGGGGGATATAGTAAAATCCTTGTCACCTATTTTCATGTTATGTCAATCCCCTGTCAGAATTAGCAAAGATTATTTGCCAAGTGACTACCGCCTGTTCGGTGTCGCCTTCCACGTTTTCCTTGGCAGCGGGCATTTTCTGGATGATCCCCCCGGACATGATGTAAACATCGTTAGTGATATTTCCGAGACCATCACCAATTCGTTTAATGACTTCACCATCGAGTAGGGTATACGCCGAGGGGTCAAGTTTATATCGGTTCATTTCCCCGTTGAGAAACTTATCGTCTGCGGAACCTCTGAGAACTCTTACAGTAATCGTACCGGTTGCTCCTGTGGAATTGTAAGCGAAAATAGTGTTCCCATTTTTACCGACTTTTGCTTCTACCAGATTGTTAGGGAAATCCAATACTCCGGTGTCCCCGTCTGCGACGTCTACCAGAATTCGAGGTGCTCCACCTCTGGAACCAATTGAAATTGTATCTCCACCTGTTAAACTTACTGACATTTAAAAACCTCCTTATGGTTCGACCAGTACGGCGACATCACTCGAGTGAATCGCTCCGGCTTCTTTTGCGGCAATCTGAATCAGAGGGGCTATTCTTGCGGTTCTCTCTGTTTGGGATTGATTAGCGATCGGTTGGGAATAAATAAAATAACCGAATTCAGAAATATTTCTGTCATGATCTTCGGGATCGCCAAATCTTGTGGAACCTGCCCATGTTCCGGGGGCATATACCCCGACATTTACATATTGTCTCATTATATTCCTGTAAGCAGATTTAAGCCCGTTCATGCCGGCTTCGGTCTGGGGAATCTTGGTTGTGGTCTGAGCGAGATAATTAAACCCGGCAATCTGTAAATCGACTTTCAAGGCCAATCTTGTGTAAATCTGGTCTGCGAATAGATTAAGACCGGAGGTAAAGATTTTCGCTACCCCGAAATCTGCGAGAACATCCACCCCGGCTTTTGCTGCATCATCAAGAACAGTTTGTGTTACACCTGTATCTGCAACCAATCCGGCGAAATCTTTTAGGTGCATTGTGAGAGCGGTATTGAAACCGGAGAAGTTTATCGAAAAGAGAATTGAGGCGTACCCTGCAGCGAAATCAAGAGCATCATTTTCAGATACGGAATAATAAAGGCATCGGGTATGAGTCAACCCTCCGGTTCCGATAGTTTTGAATATTCCTCCTGTCTGAACATCCGCTACCAAGTTTGACCCGACAAAAAGCAGTTTGTCCAGAGATTGGATAATATTGGCGAGTTCTGTGAGGTTTGCATCGGTTTGTTTTTCATTGAGAATAATTCCGAAATAAGGGACACCGCCTCTTGTTCTGAGAATGGTGTCTTTCACCCTTTCTACCCCGGTGTCTGCTCCGGTTGCTGTACCGGAAATCTTAATGAGTGGGGCTATATCTGTTCCGGTTCCGGCAAGATCAATTGTTATATCTGTAGCGGCTCCGGTGGCCACGGTTTTCAGAGTTACGAGAACTGAGGAAACATCCTGCCCGGATAATTCGAACACCAGTCCGGCGGCGGTTACGGCGGTGCTGTTCAAGTCGGCTTCGGCGGCGGCGATACTGGAAGTGTCAATTTCCCCGATAAGGAGATCAGCGGCTAGTCCTCCGTCTACAGCGGCGTTAATGTTGTAATCAGTTGCGGTCAATGTAGTAAGATTCACATTCCCTGAACCGATAATTGTGGCTGGTTGTGCTGCGGCTGATTGAGTTCTAGGAATAACTACGAGATAGCCACCACCTTTGATCAGGTTGTTAGTCTGAGCGAAAACCACGGAGGCTAACCGATAGGTTTCTGAACTTGTCCCAAAATCCTCACCTACCCCGGAGGGATCAAGGTAAATCCGGGAGTCCCCGAAATCGTTAGGGATCGGGGCTTCGTCTGTAATCAATGCGAGTGCGGAAGTATTGACTCCGGGGAGACCTCTACCCGGATCGGATACTGACACTCTTATGATGTTCGATAAATTTAAAACACTCATGTTATCTCCTCCTCTGGAGTTCTGTATTTGTCAAAATATTCTACTATGTCATTTTTAGTACTCATACTATTTATGATAACCGGAATTCTGTATCTATGCAAACTAGAACCGCCGTCGATGTAGGATAAATCTAATATCCGGCTGTTTCGGGAAATCTTAATCTGGTTTTCTTCCTGTTTTTGCTCGGAATATGTGGAAGTCAACGCCATAATAATTTCTTCTTTTCTGTATTTTGCGTCAGTGTTTTTTGAGGCAATTTCCACATTAAAAGAATCCGCTTTAGATACTGATTTCTTTTCTTGCCCGGTTAATGCATTATACCGATTGGTCGATGCGATTATGTGGGAATAAGAAAAAGAGATAATAATATAAATATCATCATCTTTCGGAGGTTTGAAATTCTGGTCGTAAACTACCACCCGGGAGGCATCGAGTCCCATTTCATGGGCGAGAATGTCGCATAAAATAATGTCAGGTTTAATCATGTGAAATCCTCTATAACTTCATATTTGGTAAATCCGCTTTTTCTCCAATCGCTTGCAGATTGAACCTTGAACCTCTGACTATAGGCATCAATAAATATATCATCGGTTTTAAAAAGGACTGTTTTATCCCTCACTATTACTGACCACCATTTCCAAGTTCTTTGTGATTCTGGTTTTCTATCAACTTTTGCGGCGGGAACCGGTTGAAAATTAGCTTGATATTCTTTATCTTTTTCTGAGGTGACAACCTCATGGTCAATGACTGATTGAGTCTCTACTTTGATCGAGGTTTTCCGAGACCAACCTTTTGTAACATTTCCAAGATAGGGGACGGGCATCAGCCACCCCCTACTTGCGAGGCAATGGATTTTCTTAAATAGCCTTTGTCAATGAGGATTGCATCAGAACCTTTCATTATTTTTGTTATCTCGGAAATATCTTTCCATTGGCCAAAACCGCCGGTCTCGAATGCTTCTTGAATTCTGGCTTCCCCGAAAACACCAATCAGTTTAAAAATTCCTTTTATGTCTCCATTTCCTAATAGTTCTTCTAGTTTAGGCTCAATGTTTTTTTCGATTTCCTCTTGTCCGGTTTCAAGAGGCAATCGAATAAATGACCTTGCTGGGAGGTCTTCTTCGGGAATTCCGAATTCATGGCGAGCGCCGATAGCTGCGGTAGTTTCCCCATTCTCTTCTGTCAAAACAGATTTCCCTAGAATACCTATATCTATATAGTAGTTTTTTGAAAGATTTTCTACTAATTTATTTAATTTAGAAAAATCCCCATGTACTTCACCTCCGTCGTTCTTTTCGTGAAAACTCATGGTGTGGTTGTCCCTGCTACTATAAAGACAGCCCCGTCAAGGTAAGGTTTAGATAACATCATCCATTTTTGACCGTAATAGGTTGTTGCATAAAAAGCGAACTCCCCTTGGTTCATCCAGTCGGGGATTGATAAAGATTCAGATAGACCATCAGCAGATCGGGAGGCCTGAGAGAAAGCGGATTGCCCCCCGGATTCTGCAGAATTGGTGTCTGTCTGTAGGAAATGAGCAGATAAATAATATAGTGCTTGTTTGCCTAGTTCATCAGTCGGGTATAAATCCTGATTAAAAACCGCTAAAGCTTCGGCGATTGCCGAGTCAATATCTTTATCTCGAATGTTCGGTAAATCTACCCCATAAGTAAATTGACCCCTATCAAAGTAAGATTTGAATTCTGTAGCGGTTATTGTAATCATTTTTTATTGCCTTTTTTCGGTGCGGGCTTCTTGAAAAAATCTTCTTCAAGGACTGCATCAGAAAACTTTTTTACAATCTCTTCGGCTTTTTCTCTGTTGAAAAGATCATATTTTCCGGGGTGAATTACTTCTACGCCTAAGGTTGATCTATGCCAAACAATAGGTCTTTTTCCTTTATTAAAAACCTTTGTTAGTTTCTTCATTTTTCAGCCTTCTCTTTCTCTTTCTCTTTCTCTTTCTCTTTCTTGGGAGCTGATTTTTTAAGTTCTGCAATCTCAGCTTTAAGCGCTTTATTTTCTGCGATCAATTTCTTGATGTCTTTTGAGGGGTTGGTCGTGAACTGGTCGCCAAGAATAAAATCATTTGGGTAAAGTTTCACGTATTTTTCACACCGATCTGTAGGAAGTTCTACTGCTGTTCCGGGAGGGCATGAAATACCTCCATTAAAGAGCCAGTTTCTTTTCCCCTTGTTGTATATTTTTGATTTCTTTGCCATCGTCTATTACTCCATATATTCGATCTTTAAAGAAAGTCCGGGAGTCCTGAGGGATATTTATCTCAATCCCTAGCGCTTCCGCTCTTCCGCACATATAAAAAAAGTGTCTCTCTGATAAATATATTCTTCTTTGGAGGCCATATCACAACCAAAAATATTTATCTTTTGGAACCCCTCTTCAATCGCTAATGCAATCATCCACGAAATAGAGGAACCAAAAACGGGGCCATATTTTCTTATCATGTGGTCTACGGGATATTGCCGTTTATAGGGACCGGGGAATGCGGTACATACCCTGTGGCCTTCATCCGGCAACCAATCTTCAAATACATCCGGGTGATGGAGATTAAAAATTAAATCTACCTTGTCCGGGTGTAGTAGTTTAAATGCGGAGGAGACACACCATATGGTTCCCTCCGCATTAAATGCGTGTTCATAGCCGTTTGATCTACCGACTAACGAAACAGTTTTCATCAGGTCGCTGTCTCATCCAGATAAAGAACTTCTCTTTTTCTATTAACCAAAACACCCGAATACTGGCCGTATGCGGCCTGCTGCCAGTTGATCTTGTTTGTAGTATCTGCTTCGAGCATTGTAAAATCAACAGGGATAGACATTTTCAAAGTTTCAGGGTCATTTTTATATAGTGCATATCTATTCTTATCAATTCCTCTGTCTGCGTTCCGGGTTGCCTGAGCGTAGGAAAGACCTAGAATCTGGAAATTAGCATTGCCGGTCATTCTTCTCAAGAAATCAAGCAAATATTGGAGTTTCGAGATATTCGGATAAGTTGCGCTGTAGGGAACGCCAAGACCGAGGTAATCACTATTCGGGATCACGAAAGTGTCGGGAAGAGTAGTATCATTGCTGTTTGCGAAATAAGCGGGGAGGAGTCCGGCCACAAAAGCGGTGAATTCTGTTTCTGACATTGAGGAAAGTGTTTTTGTGATCAGAGTTGTATTTATTGTTGCTTCCCCATCGTTCAGGAGTCCGGTTATTTTTCCATCGGGGTGGCCGAGGAATGCGGTTTCCTGAATACCAAGGTCCCAGTTCTTTTTTAATGATCGAAGTTTCGCTTCTACTACATCCCAGTTATTGGCGGCGGCGGCTTTGGAAATTTCCATAATCGTCCAGCCTGTTCCTTTTGCCCATGTCTTAACGGGCATACGGATGTTATCAAGTCCAGCACCAACCATGGCGATTCTTCCGGTTTCTGCCTGAATATCGACATCGCCCTGATAGAATGAACCACCCTGATTGAATGTCAAGTTCTGAACAATTTCATCCATCCATCCAGCTTCTCCAACATCCATAGGGATATAGTCAGCGATTGCGATTTCGTAGAACTTCTGTTCTACTACTGTGGATCGAATGTAGGAAAGAGTATCAATAAGGTATTGATACCCGGAAGCAGAAGGGTCAATGTCGCCACTTGCGTTCAAGAGCCGACGACCTCCGATATGTGATGGAAGGGGGAGACCATTAAAAAGTCTTTTCCCCAAAAGTTTTGATTGTGTTTTATTCATTGCCAATTCCTCCTTAGGTCGCTACTGTCAGGGGATCGATGAGAACCCGAACGAGTTGATTAGCGGCGGTGGCTTTATCGAGACATACACCTAAACGGCTACCAGCGGTCAGGGTAACAACATTTCCGGGAGTTGCGAGAACTAAAGAAACTTCTGCACCTCTCACGATTGCAGCCCCGGCGTTCATGAAAACGACGGCACCACGTCCGGCAACCTGAACAATGTCATTATCTACAGCAGCGTTTTTCTTTGTCGTGTAAACTTTAACCCCAAAAATAGGGTCAGATACAAGCGCCCTTTCATCGACAATAGGGGGGCTGATAAAATCAGCGGTATCAAGGTCAATAAGTTTTGCACCTTCTCCGGGAACCATAGTTGTCCCGGCGGTTTCAGAGGCATCCTTGAAACGACAGGTAAACATCGAGGGATTGGGGTTCGACTGTAGGTCAAGAGATCCTACAACCGGTGTCTGTTTGAATTGATTCATGTTCTGGGACATTTATTTACCTCCTTGGGATACGGGGGAACCGTACCGGGCTTTTCCATTTGCGAGTCTTTCGGAAATGGAATTGATTTTAGGTTTAAACTCGGTATCTTTTTTCACGGCGTTTTCAACTTTCTTGAAATTCTTTTTCCCGGTTTCTTTTGAATTGCTGAGTTGTTTAGCTTCGTCGACAACTTCTTCGGCATCCTCATCCTGAGGGGGTTCAGCGTTCTCGACTTTTTCCCCATAACCACAGGCGGCCATGAGTTCACCAACAGTCATTTTTTCACCGTCAACTTCTACTTCGTCGTCCATGTTGTAGACCTGAGAATTTTCTTTCTTTTCAGATTCTTTTTTCTCTTTGTACATGTTGACTAACTCCGAAATGGGGACCTTCTCACCATCGGCATTTTCAATGTAGCCGTCTGCGTTCTCAATGACGTCTTCCTCTTCTTTTTTCTCTTCTTCCGGGGGAGCGGCATTTTTTACTTTCTTCTTAAAAAACTTTACTGTCACAGTTTCCTCCTCAGATTTACTGTTTTTCAAAATCCATGCTTTTTCATAACGGGGGTTCGGGACGATTGCCATATGGAGATATTGCCCGTCAACAACTTCTTCATCATAGGGAACATTGTTATAGGTTCCCCCTTCATCGTTCACTTCCGTTACATCGTAGGCACAAGAAACAGAGAATCCGTTCTCTATGTTCTCAATTGTTTCGGAGTCCCATATCATCATATCTACCCAGTACCACCCGGTACTTTCATCATATCCGGTAGCGGCAACTACGCCGTCGGCAATCTCGCTCTTTTCTTCGGATGTCATGTTAAATAGTTCTTCGGGTTCTTTATCCGTGTGAGTTTGATTTACGACTGGCATACCAATAAAAGTCGGCATCATCTTATCTAGTGCTGGTTTTTGCACTAATACGACACCGATTCCTTCCGCTGTGTAGTCGGCTAATCCCGGAACAATATAGTGTGCCCGATATGATTTAGGGACTGCATTTCGCCTATTGTTTTTCATATAATCAATTATACCGTATTTAGTGTAAATGTCAAATCAAAGAACTGGGATTGCTGTACATCGGCAACCGTAGGCTTGACCCGGGAAACCTCTTTCTCCGGTTCGTTCGTCAATTATCGGGGGTGAAGAGTAATAAAATGTTTCCCCGTGTAGTTCTCTATGAAGCTTTCTGGTTCGACCATCCCCGGTTTTCCCCCCGGTAGCTGACCACCGGAATTTGGTAATTCCAGCATCTCTATATCTTTCGTCTCTAACTTCGGCCATAAAAAGGGAGGTCTCTTGTCGGGCGAGGAATTTAGCTTTAGTCATTGTTACGTGGTATTCATACATAATGGATGCTTCGAGTTCTGAGCGATTGAACCCGGTAAGGGAATTTTTTTCTATCATTTCCCGGAGTCGGACTATCTGATCATCTGTCCAGTTCTTTATATTGAGGTTTTGATTATTTGTATAGTTTTTCTTGAGCCGTTCGGATAGCTCGGGGGTCATGTCAATTGAGATACCTAATGATTTAAGATCTTGCCCGGCCTGTTTGGAAAAATTAAGCAAAGGGGTGTCTATCGAATAGGATAGTGATTTAATGGCTTCGGATACTCTGGCCGGGATTCTGGAAATCAATTCCTTGATTTTTGTGTTGAGCTGTCGGGCTTTATTGTTGGAAACGGCGGCGGCTGCTGATACTTCGGAAGGGGGTATGCCTGCCCAGGTTTTTGACCTCCCGTCATATTTTGCAAAAGAAGAAAGTTCCTTTGATATTTTAGCGTTGAATGTTCCGGTAAATATTCCTGAATCGTAATGAATTTTTCCTTGCCTTATTGCTGTGATTAGCGCGGATTTTGAGTTGTAAAGATAGTATGGGTCATCTAATGATTCAAGAATCTCCTTCCAGTAGAAATCATAAAAATACTTCTTTATCTCGAGTTCAATATTCCCATATGATGATTCAGTCATTTTTACTGGCATCAATCATAATCCTTACGGGGGTGTTCTGTACCGAGTTCTCCCCCGAAAGATGTCGCGGGGGTTGGGGGTATCGGATTCTGAACTAAACCTTTTTCAGCTTTAGTCTCAATTTGAATTACCCCGGCTTTCTTTAATGATTGCATGGTCTCTTCGGTGTCAAGTAGCCCCCGATCATAGAGGGCGAGGATTCTGTTCTCTTCCATGTTCTTTACATTCTGCTCGGTTTCCGGAGTCATTTCCCGGAGAGCTGGAAAAGAAAAAGAGAATTTCGGTTCATAGCCAAAGAGATGAGACATTGTAACTTTTAAGAGTTGTCTTATCATTGGTTTCATAGGAGACCTGATTTCTGATTCAACCATGGCGTTATAGTTTTCGAGATCGGATTCCCCGGTATTGAAACCGGAGGCTGAGATCCCGAATAGTTTAGTCATTGGCATACGTAGTGCGGAGGCGACACCCATTCTGTTCTCATTCATGACTTCGGCGAGACCGCCGAATGATACTTGCTTTTGGGTGTACTCTTCTTGAGAATCGAGAACGAGAGCGTTGACGTAGTTTTTAATTTCGTTGGCAGCTTGTACTCTGTTTGTGATTGCTGCGGTTCCCCCGGAGGTTAATAATTTATTTGCGAGACCATTGATTTTGTATACATCGATTTTTGCTTCATCAATCAATTCAAAACCGGCATCTTGTGTTTTGAGGTATAGGTTCAGGTCTCGGATCATCCGTTCACCCTCGGACATACCCCAACCTCTGAGCTGCCGTCTAACGTAATGGGGGGCACGTTTCCCAGAACCTCTTAAAAATCTGGATTCATGGATCGGTTCCCCATAAAGATAAATCAGGTCATTTTCTCCCCCGGCTATGTAGCTGTCCCAGTCGTCAAATACTGCGATATTTGTGTCTAATTGCCAGCGGTCAATATCATAGAATTTCAATTCAGATTTATCGAGACCTTTTAATTTAAGCGGTTTCTTCGGGTCCTGATATGAGTTAATGAGTAGTGCACCACCACCGAAGAGCCTGATCCATGTCCAAGTATCGAGGATTGTTCTCCAGATATGGTTATCCTCCCAGTAATCATAGACTGCTTGGATGTCGTCGTTATCAAGTTCACCTGACTCAATTTCAATGCCCTTTCCGATTGCGTCTTGAATCGGGAGTTGTATTGCCGTCTGAAAAATCCCGTTCCCGGTATACATATATGTCAATATGATTCGGTTCAATGTGATCAAAGAATAATTGTTCGAAAAAGCCTGGGTATTGTAACTGGATAAAAAAGAACCTCCGGTCATGGTTCGTAGGCCTGTACCGACATCAGAAAGATTATTATTGAGAGTCTTGGCTCTCGGTTTTCTTTTCCTGCTCATATAATTATCTTAAACTCCTTTTTACAATACATCAAGGATGGATACAGTATACTCGGTTTTCTCTTCTATAGCATACCTACAGGCGGCAATTGCATCATCTTTAAATTTTACTGGCTCGTCTAATGGGTTACCATCACGATCTTCTTTCCACTTCAATGACTTAGTTTCGGAAGCAAGACCGGGGCATTGTACAGGGTCTATTATCCACTCCCCCCTATTTAACCATGAAATTTGTTGCTTAACTGAATCAGGCCCTTTCTTTGCAGGAGCAATATTATATCCTGAGTTTTGCCAATCTTTTATTGATTTAGGCTCAGCGGAATCTGCGGTACATCTTTGTGTTTTGCTAAGTACATTTTTCAATTCATTTTCTATTATGATTTCATCATTCGTCATATGACGAACATATAATTCATTAAAAGAGTATTTTTTTCCATCTTTTAAGCCTATCAATTGATTAGAGTGGTAATGGTTATAACCAAAGTCCATTCCCGCTAGAACTTCGTCAAAATCGTCATACGAATAGGGGCAGCTCTCATATTTTACATTTCTAAAAACAAGGTTTCCGATGCTTCCCCACTTACCTAATGCGTATATATCATAATAGACCCTATCCTCATATTTTAATGCTTCAAGTTCTCCTTTATATGCGTCATCTAAAAATCGATTATTTAAATAAGTAGATTCATGAATAACTATTTCTTTTTTCTTTGGCCCTGGATTATC